TGCATATGGTCTTGAGATTAGTAAAGGTGATCTTGATTACAAGAAACCTCGAGAAATCGGATATTGGCCAGATGATGAAGAATGGGATTATCTTCGTCGTGATTGTTCTATTGTCGCACAAGCTATGAATATTTTGATTGGTCAAGGAATGACAAGTCTTACAGCATCTGCCGATGCTCTTAGAGAGTATAAAGAATTAACAGGTTCTGAAGAATTTAAAAAGCTTTTTCCTGTCCTTAGTAAAGACTGGGATGCTGATATTCGGAGTTGTTATCGTGGTGGTTTTACTTATGCAGAACAGCGATTTAAGCAAAAGCGAGTTGGCGCTGGGCTTGTTCTGGATATAAATTCAATGTATCCGCATGTTATGAAATCACAATTACTTCCATATGGTAATCCTATTTGGTGCGATGAAACTCCAGAACCCACGGATGCATATCCACTGGTTATAGGTTACTATATTATTGCAGGTAAGCTAAAAAAGGATCATATTCCTTGTGTTCAGCTTACCATTGGTGGTGGTTTTCGTATGCCAGATTATGTTTCAGAATTTGATTTTGAAGAAATGGCTCTTACGAACATTGATCTTGCATTGATTCAAGAGCATTATGATCTTACTATTTTGAGTTATCTTGGCGGGTATAAGTTCAAAGCAAAACGTGGGTTCTTTGACACTTATATTGATAAATGGTACAAGATCAAACGGGAAAGTAATAGTGCAATGCGTTCTATTGCAAAATTGCAACTGAACGGTTTGTATGGTAAGTTCGGCACTAACCCTAATCGCACGCGTAAAGTACCGCTTATGGAAGACGGTATTGTGGTATTTAAAACAGGTTATGAAGATATTGGTGATCCTGTATATACGGCAATGGCAGTATTCATTACATCATATGCTCGTGATATGGTGATTCGTACAGCTCAGTCTTTGTATGATATTTTTCTGTATTGTGACACTGATTCCGTTCATATTCTTTGGACCGATAAGACGGTTCTTTGGACGGATATTGAAACTCACCAGACATATGTTCTAGTTGACGGTAAGAATGTTGTTCCTATTGATATTCATCCTGATCGTCTTGGTGCATGGAAGTTTGAATACTCGTTTGAGGAAGCATTCTTCGTTAGAGCTAAGTTCTATATGGAACGCCTCTATGGTGATAATATTCACAATGACGACTGTCCTGAGGATTGCCACTTTCAACACAATTACCACACTGCTATGGCGGGAATGTCTTGGTTTATTGCTGCCGGCTTAACTTTTGATGACTTGTGGAATGGTCATGTTATTGATGGTAAGCTTGCATCCAAACGTATTAAGGGTGGAATGCAACTTGCTGAAACTACTTATACAATCAAGTTTTGACTGGACACACACCCTTAATTCTGCTATGGTGGAGTTAATCGGGGATGCGCGGAATTAATGCAGAACATTAAATCGAGTATCTTAAACGACAGCAATATGTGCCCACCCTATAACTTAAATCTATCCGGTAAGAAAACAAACAGAAAGCGAAACAATGGCAGAAATCATTTTCGGAGACTACGTTCCCGAAGAGAAGGAAAACCCGTACATCGAGACTGTGCAGAAGCTCGCAGAATTCAATGACGAAACCAAGAGTGTTACTCTTGTTGTCGATATTAACGACTTGACGCGCGAACAGCTTAAGTTCCAGCGTGCTGCAAATACTATTCAGAAGACTGCTCGACTTCGTCACACTGATATTAGTGATGTTGTTAGCAATGGATATGATGCAGAAGGTAACGAGATTAAGAGCGGAAACGTGAAGCTCATTTTTACTCTTACAAAGATGCATAAGGGTCGTCGTAGTAAGAAGGGCACCATTGATAATGGTGAGTCTACCGTTACTGACGAAGAGATTGAGGAACTTACCACTGACGCTAAGGCGAAGAAGTAAGTTCTTATTAAACGTGGTTATTAGACGGATTATGAAGGTTCAGAAACAATGCTTCCGTTGGTTCGGGGTTTCTGGTACACTTGGGCTGCAACCTACTTTATAATTGTTTAATCGCCCGAAATTGAGGCCGGTTATCTTTTCGAAGGTAGCCGGCCTCTCAATTTTATAATTAGGGAGTTTAAATGAGCAAGTTCAGTGAATATATTGATTCACTTGAGGGTCAAGATGAGCTTGATCCCCTTAAGATCGCGCATGATTTGCATGATCTTTATACGCAGGACGTTACTACCCGTGACGCTAAGATTACAGAATTGACTAGCATTGTTGCCGATAGGGACAATGCTATTCAGGCTGCTGCCGATGAAGTTACTAATTGGAAAGCCCGCAATTTTGATCTAGCGCTACAGATTCCTAGCAATCCTGTTAATAACGGTTCAGTGCTCGACGAGACTGACTCGGAAATTGACCCCGCTACACTTTCGATCGACGATTTGTTCGTCAAGTAAGGAATTGTCATGGTAGTTAATCTTCGTCCACTTAGGGATGATTTTACCAACGTTGAATGGCTTAACGCGGTTCGCAACGAGGCTGGTTATGATTATCAGCGTCGCGTTCCTGAGGCTACTCAGGCTAACGTTCAGCAAGTTATTCAGAGTCTTTACACTTACAAGCCTCTTATGAATCAGTTCATTGATGCGCTTGTTAATCGCATTGGTCTTGTGATTTTCCAGAATACTATCTGGAGTAATCCTCTTGCTAAGTTTAAGCGTGGAACGCTTGAATATGGTGAGACTATTGAAGAGATCATGGCCGGTCTTCTTGAAGCTACGTCTTACGATCCTGATCGTGATGAGCTTGAAAAAGAAGTCTTTGGTGCTATGACTCCTGAAGTTCAGGCGTCTTATCACACGGTTAATCGTCGTGACCGTTACAAGCTTACAATTAAGGAACCGCTTTTGCGGAATGCATTCCTTACTAGCAACGGTCTTGGTGAGTTTATCACTAATCTTATGTCGATGCCTCAGACTTCGGATCAGTGGGATGAATACCTGCTTATGTCTCGGCTCTTTAAAGAGTTTGACGATGCAGGTGGATATTTCAATGTAAATGTTCCTGATGTTTCTGATCAGGCTTCAGATAGCGCTGATTCACGTTTCCTTCTTCGCCGGCTTCGTGAGTACTCGAATATTCTTCCCTTTATTTCGCGCGTCTATAATCCTGCCGGTCTTCCCGTAGCCGCGCGTCCTGATGAACTGGAACTTTTCGTTACTGCTACGGCCGATGCCGCTATGGACGTTGAAGCTCTTGCTGCTGCGTTTAATATTAGCAAGGCTGAATTTGCTTCTCGTAAGACTGTTCTTCCTGTCGAACACTTTGGTATTGATGGTGTTCAGGCAATTCTTACAACTAACAAGTTCTTTGTTGTTGCAGATCAGCGTATTGAGACTACAGCCATTCAGAACCCTGCCGCACTGTTTACGAACTATTGGCTTCACCACTGGGAGGTTATTTCTGCCTCACGTTTCGTTCCTCTTATCATGTTCTCTCTGCGTCCTAGCACGGTGATTAGTGTGGTTGAAACTCCTGTTACTGGTATTAGCACTATTGACGTTAAGGACCGGAACAACGTTGTTGTTACCGAACTGCTTCGTGGAGAGCTTTACGATGTTGAGGTTACAGCAACTACTACTCCGGTTGGCGGTGTTAATGATGCTGTTCGTTATGTTCTCGAGAATACTCAGTCTGCGTTCTCGCGCGTAACAAACAACGGTACTCTTGAGATTGGTCCTGACGAGACAGCGGAAAGCGCTATTATCAAGGTTTACGCTGTTGATAGTGTGCCACCTCAGATTCAGGCTACGAAGGAACTTCCCATTAATGGTGACCAGATTATTCCCTGGCCCAATCCAAGTGTTGCTACAGATGACACACCCGGTATTCCTGTCGCTACTGATTCTTCTAAGACTCCTGTTTCTACAAAGGATGCTGATAAGAAGCCTGACGGCGACAAGAAGTAGTTATTGTGGGCCGGTAGTATTACCCGATAGATAATGTACTACCGGTCCGCTTAACTTTTTTCACAATAAAGTAAATACTCGTGCTAATGGGGTTACTGTGACTGGAATTGAAGATCCGATTGAATTCGAACTAATTATTCGTACTGATACGGATCATTCTTGGAAATTTCGCCGTAAGGATTCTAACGGCACCCCTTTGATTCCTACTTCCGCGCGTGCACAAATTCGATCTGCATTTAGTGATACTCTTTGGGATGAACTTACTTGTACCATTGCTCCCGACGGTTGGATTAACGTAGTTCTTCCGCATAAAGATTCTGATGAAAAACTTTGGGAACATCTTACTAAAGGTAAATGGGATCTTCTTGTAACCTATGACGAAAAAATTTATAGGTGGGTTGAAGGTCCCGTTGTTATAAGTGTGAGTATTACACAATGACAACAGAGACGTATATCACAGAGACTGAAACTGACACTATAGTCGATGAAGCTCACACTGTAGAAGTCGGTATTGACGGAAGTCCTGGTCCCGCCGGTCCTCCTGGTGCTACTGGACCTATTGGTCCTCAAGGTAATCCTGGTCTTCCTGGTCCTACTGGTCCTGCTGGTCCTGCAAGTACTGTTCCAGGTCCTGTTGGTCCTATTGGTCCTGTTGGCCCTGCTGGTCCTGCTAGCACTGTTCCAGGTCCTGTTGGTCCTAAGGGCGATCCCGGTATTAAAGGTGATACTGGTGCAACTGGCCCTCAGGGTGTTAAAGGTGATACTGGTTCACAGGGTATTCCCGGTACTACTGGTTCTCAAGGTCCTAAGGGTGATACAGGTCTTACTGGAGCTACTGGTGCAAAGGGTGATACGGGTCTTACAGGAGCTACTGGACCACAAGGTGAAGATGGTATTGAAGGCCCCATTGGTCCTATTGGCCCTCAAGGTGTTAAGGGTGATAAAGGTGATAAGGGTGATGCCGGTTCTGGTGTAACTATTGTTGGAACCATTCCTGACGTTGGTCCTCCATTGTTTAACGGCGATAATTCCGGCGATATGTGGATTGATGTTAATGGTGATGGTTGGGTTTGGGATGGTTCTGTTTGGACTAATGTTGGACCTATTCGCGGTCCCGTTGGTGATACTGGCGCTACTGGTCCTCAAGGTGTTCCCGGTCCTAAAGGTGACACAGGTCCGCAAGGCATTCCTGGTATAGATGGGGTTACTGGTGCACAAGGACCACAAGGTGTTAAAGGCGATACTGGCAACACTGGTCCTGCTGGTACCGATGGTGCTATTGGTCCCCAAGGCCCTCAAGGCATTGTTGGACCTACTGGTCCTCAAGGTATCCCAGGTATTGAAGGACCAACAGGACCCACAGGAGAAATCGGTCCTAAAGGTGACACAGGAATTCAGGGCATCCCCGGTAATGATGGTGCTACTGGTGCTACTGGTGATACTGGTGCTATTGGTCCTATTGGACCTGAGGGGCCTGCTGGTTTAGATGGTGCTATTGGCCCTACGGGTCCACAGGGTATTAAAGGTGATACCGGCTCACAAGGTATTCCGGGTACTGTTGGTCCTACAGGACCTCAAGGTATTCAAGGTGTTAAAGGTGATACTGGTTCACAAGGTCCTCAAGGCGTTAAGGGTGATACTGGCGCTACTGGTCCTGCCGGTCCACATGTTGATTCCGGTTGGATTTTAATGACACCATTAAACGCTGGATGGTCAGTTGTTATAGCGCTTTATTATCGTAATTTGAATGGTGTTCTTTATCTTTCAGGTCGAGCTAGTTCAAATGGAACTAGTGACCCTATATTCACACTACCTGTTGGTTATCGACCATCTAAGACTCATGATTTTGCATTACATAATACAAGTGGTGGTGTTAAAAACGGTCAAGTATCAACTTCTGGGGTTATTAACGTTGGCGGTTCAAACGGTAGTGATTATTTGTTTTCTGGAATGCCACCATGTCCTCTTTGATAAAGGTTTATAATGACTAGTACACTTCCCGGTAAGGCAAATGATTACGATTTTGGATATGAATTCGATTATTCTTTGTGGGTTCCAGGAACCACAATTGATCTTGTAAATGTTCCGTGGAATAATGATTATCGTGATGTTGTTAGATTTAATGATGGTCATGGTCTAGATGCATATATTGATACACTGGAAACTTCTGGTAGTAAGATTACACAACTTTCATATGTAAAACCGAATGAGCCTATTCGTATCAATATCCCGCATAACAGGGTTAATCGTTATAATTATTTACGCGCGATAAACCCAATGCAACCTATTGATGGTGATATTACAAAGACGTTCTATTATTTTATTCTTGATACAAAATATGTTGCACCCAATACAACTGAGATAATCATACAACTTGATGTCTGGCAAACATATATTTATACAGCCACACTTGGTAATTGTTACGTTGAACGTGGCCATGTTGGAATTGCGAATGAATTAAATTTTAGTTCTTTTGGAAGAGATTATCTTACTGTTCCTGAGGGAATGAATATTGGTAGTGAATATAGAGTTGTTGGTAAAGCTCAGAATAAAACTATGGATATTGGAACAGCAGGAGAATATGTTATTGCTGTTCTTACAACTACAAAATTTAACGTAAATTATGGAACTGTAGAAGCTCCAGCTCTTAAAGCTTCTAGTGGTAGTTCAGCATTTGGTTTACCGTCGGGTATGGAAATTTGGTTTTGGGAATCAATTTCTGATTTTAGACAATGGTGTAATTATATGCAGGATTTTCCTTGGATTATGCAAGGTATCGCATCTATTACAATTCTCCCCCATCCAAAGAGATATGGTTCTTGGGTTGGTAATGGTACCCCCGGTGCACCAATGTTTGGTGCAACTTCTGGTGTAGCATATAGAACCGAATCAATCAATTATGGGTTGTGGAATAATTGGAGAACTTCAGTTATTAATTCTATTCCTGAACGATACCGTTCTTTGAAGAAACTTCTTACATATCCATATCTTGCTATTGAGCTCACTACGTGGACAGGTGTTCCTATTGTTTTGAAGCCTGAGGCTTGGGCTGACGATAACGCTACTGTTATGGAACGTCCCTCTCCCATGCCACCAAACCAAAGAGTTATTTATTCACCTAGACGTTATAATGCAATTCCTGGTGCTACAATCGAAAATAGTGGTAGGGGTGATGATTCAGGTGAGTATTTGGATCTTACTGTAAACGTAGCAAACTTTCCTACACTGCCTATTGTTAATAGTGGCGCTATTCTTTATATGGCATCTAATGCTAGGTCTCTTGCTTACCAACAACAAAGTGCTGATTGGTCACAGAATCGTGCTATTCATGGTGCCAACATTGGATATGACCAAGCTGCCGGCGCTATGGGTGTAAATCAAGCTCTTACCCAATTGGGTATTAATGCAGATACAGCACAAACTGCTAATTCAAATCTTAATGCTGCTAATACAGCATTTGCTAATACTGTTGGTGGTATAGCTGGCGGTGCTGTTGGCGGTGGCACTTTTGGTGGTGGTGCAAAAGGTGCTGCTGGTGGAGCTGCTGCTAGCGGTATTGACGGTCTGACTAATCAGTTTAATGTTATGCAGACTAATCAGATGAACAATGAAGCTCTTGCTATTCGAAATCTTACAGCACAAAGCGTCACTACTAGACAGAATCAACAGGCATCCTTTGTTGCTGATACCAATAAGAGTCTTGCCACTTGGGCCGCTAAGGGAGACTACGCAAATCAAATTGCAGGTATTAATGCAAAGATTCAAGACGCTCAACTTATTCAACCAAATGTTGGTGGACAATTTGGTGGAGAAACTATGAATCTTCTTCATGATGAAGTTGGAGTATTCGCTAGATGGAAGATGATAGATAACGCTAATATTGCTTTGGTTGGAGAATATTGGCTTCGTTTTGGGTATAGTATTCAGAGATTTATGAATATACCACCAGATTTTAAAGTAATGAGTAAATTTACTTATTGGAAGTTGGCACAAACTTATATTTCCGCTGGTCCTATGCCTGAAGGATTTAAGCAGGTTATTAGAGGAATCTTTGAAAAGGGTGTAACGGTGTGGATTTCGCCTAAAGACATTGGAAATGTGGATATTGCTACTAATGTACCGATTGCGGGGATTCGTTACTAATGTCTAGTCAAAAGCGTGGTGGTGGTGCTGACGAGATTTATCGTGCACATTTGTTTGGTAATCAATATAATTATAGCCCCGCGCTTAATCGCGAGAAAGCTATTACACGTTTGCTTGAACGGAATATGACAGAGCTTGCTGTTAATAGGTTCAAATGGGGAGGACTTCCCGACTCCATAGATCCACGTTTTCTTGAGATGTGTCTTTTCTTTAATGCTCTCGCTGTAGTGTACTGGGATAAGGATTATGACAAACTTCTGGCTGTTCGTGGTACTGGTACTGGTTTTGTCAATATGCTCGATAACCCTATTAGTTTTAGCGTTATTGGACCTGGTTCACTTATTAAACCAACGACTGATACTGCACCGGCTCAGTTCCAAAATAAGATTATAAGTGCGTATAGTCCTGCTGCCCATGATGAACTTAGTGATGAAGAAAAGCGTCAGAAGTGTATTCCTATTTGGGCTAATTATCTTCGTTCACCCGAAGTTGACATTGTAAGAATTTATTCAACACGCCTTGCCACTATTGATAGAACTCTTGAAATTAACTCTAAGAATTCTCGTAGAAATAAAGTTCTTAAAGGTAGTTCAAATATGCAATTGTCTATGATAAATTTTGCACGTGGAATGGATCAAGGCGATGATATTATTCAAGTCACAGGACCAATGCAGGATATGGAATTTATTGAAGCTCTTGATCTTGGTGTAGATTCAGAGTCTTTTGATAAGCTTAGTTTGCTTCGTACTCGTATTTGGAATGAAGCTATGACCTTGCTTGGTATTGATGCTGCTAATCAGGATAAGAAAGAACGTCTTGTTGTTGCAGAAGTTGGTGCTAATGATGGTCAAACTGATTCAATGAGATTTGTTAGTTTGAATGCTAGACGACAAGCATGTGATATGATTAATGAAATCTTTAGCGCTGATCTTGAAGAAGAAGTTACTGTTGACTTCATGGTTGAAGTTGAAGCTGAGTTGGATGCTGATAAGCAAGCTGAACGTCAGATGATGACACAGAATGCTTTACAGTCGGCAGATAAGAATGAGGATACAGACGATTCAGACGCTCGACTTAAGGCGGTAAAGTAATGGCCACTTTCACAATCGAGCTTAGAGATGTTATTCGTAACATTTATAACGACTCGTCTAACCCTGATGATTGGGTACAACAGTATTCTGACTTTAAATTTAACGAATCAACATACGGTAAATTGCCCACTGTCCCTGACCCAATTCTTATGGGGCTTGGTACATATCCAATTTTCAACGAGGAATATCGTTCCATTCTTAATGGAAAGATCATAGACGAATATTTTACACGTGAAATTGGTACTGAAACTATTGATAATTGGACACTTATGATTCGTCGAAAGATGGATCAAATTATGCCGTATTATAATAAATTGTATCTGTCTGAAGAAATTCCGTATACTGCACTTGATACAATGAGAATTCAATCTATTGGTAAAGCTAAGGTTGAAGAAGACATAACAGCTAATAACGTTTCAACCACCAATACTGAAACTGAAGGTAAAGGCAGAGCCGTACAATCTCAAACACCACAGACAATGCTTTCTGGTAATGAGGATTATGCTACTGCTGCTAGTGACACTAGTAGTGATAATGTAACTAAGGGAACTGCTGAAGCAGAAAATAAATCTGATTCAACTACTGATAGTGCTACAGAGAATTTGGTTACCGGTTATCAGGCTGCTGCTTCCGATCTAATTAATAAATATCGAGCTTCCCTACTTAATATCGACACGTCTGTAATTCTCGAACTTCAAGATTGTTTTATGTTGCTATTGAATAATGGCGACTCTTACACCAATAGTAACAACTACTACGGATGGGCATACTGATGAGCATTCCAATTCCCCCTAACGGTCCTATTGAGAACGCGGGAATTCCTCCGTATGTTCCTCCATATGGTCCCACACCTAATATAACACCATTTACGTATCGTGATGGTAAGACTTACCTTCAAATTCTTGAGGGTCTTAGGGTTTATATTAATCAGACGATTGTACCTTTTGTTGATGAGTCCATTGATGATCTTGAAAATAAATGGGTTGAGGAAGTAAATCGTCTTATTGATGCTGTTAATGCTGCAATCGATGAAGTTCTAAATGCTTCAATCGAAGTTCAAGACCCTGTAGTTGCGGCAATATTCCGTAATGATGCAAGTGAAACTAGAAGTGTTACTGATCTTCTTTATGCTTCAAAGAGTATTGTTGATGCTCTGGTAGAGCTTACGGAAACTGGCTATCTATCAGAACAAGAACTTGCTACAACATACGCCTTGATTACTGATGTACAGGCTCTTTCAACATATGCTCACACTGAAATTGATGCTATTAAAAATATCATCAACCCTCCAGGTCGTCTCAGTGAAGAATATTTGGATGACCGTTATGCTGCTTACGTTCCCCCTGTTGTTGTTCCTGCTGTTCATGCTGTGATACTTGGTTCTTCTAATGCACAGTCTGGTTGGGGCTGGACTGGACCTTTTTGTGCCGCACATGGTTGGGTTGAACATAATTATGCTGTTGGTGGTGGTGGTTTTCAGAATCCCAACGATGCAGGATCATTTAAGAGTCAAGCTCTTACTGCGCAGGCTGACAATTCTTACGATCATACTCTAGTTAAGTATGTTTTTGTTATTGATATGTCAAATGATATTCGTGGTAATACTAATGTGCAGACATTGTCATATGATGTATTTAGTATTCTTCGGACTAATTACCCATCCGCTAGAATTATTATGGTTCCGGCAGTCTGGACACTTGTCCCCGACAATATCGCTACTATAGAAATTAGAGTTGGAAATAGTAAGCGTTATTTTGAAGTTATGGAATCAAGTCGTGCATTTAATATTGAAGTAATTCCATACACATGGTTGTGGTTTTGGGATTCAAGTAATTGGGTTCAGGGGGTTCCTCCTAATTATCACCTTAATTCAGCAGGTTACGCTCGTCTTGCATGGTATATTGATCAGTATCTTAAAGGTCGTAGTCTTGACAACTTCCGGCCGTGGACCGATGCAACGGCTGTAGTTGACTCTTCTACCATGGCAACAAATGGTTGGAGAACATCACGTGATGGTGGTATTGTGAGTTGTGCTATTCAAATTGGAACTTATGTTGGAGTTCCCGTTGATACTACAATTCTCAGGCTTCCAGCTGGTTGTGCACCTATGGACAAGATTGCAATTGAACTTGTTGGTAGTGATCGTAACCGTTATGCATTTTACGTCAATTATAATGGTGATGTTGCAACTCTTTCTGCATTGCCTGGAGCATTGACGTTCTGGGGATCAGGGTCATGGAAGGGTATTTAAAACTTGGCTAGTTATATTCAGCGTGTTGGAAGTCAAATGTTTCTCACCTTCAATGGTGAAGTGTATGTAGCAAATCATACAGGTGAAGATATTTGGCTTCTTAATGCTGCTGAATCAGGTCCCGGTCCCGGTCCCGGTCCTGGTCCTGGCGATCAAACTTTTGATTGGCCATTTGATCCCAATAGAGATGTAAGTAGTGAATATGGTCCTCGTAG